AGTAAAATCGATTATCCAGACATGGACACGAACGGCCATAACCAACGATACTGAAATTGCTGATATTTGCCAGAAATCAGCCGGGATTGTCTCCCAGCGGTCGATATTGGCAAACCATCCATTTGTTGAAGATGTGCAAGCGGAAATTGACGATCTGGAAGAAGAAAAACAGAAATCCATGGAAAATTATGCCGGGGCGTTTGGGGGTGCGACGGATGCCAACAACCAGACAGAAAACAGCTGATTACTGGAAAAAGCGGTTTGAAATACTCGAGAATCAACAGAATAAAGATGCTATTGAGTTTTATCACAATGTTGAAAAGCAGTACGATTTAGCGATTAAAAACATTCAAAAGGAACTCGATTCCTGGTATATGAGGTACGCTACAAATAACAATGTCAGTTACGCAGATGCTAAAAAATTACTGACATCCCCGGAACTGAAAGACTTCAAGATGGATGTTGAAGAGTATATCAAAAAAGGCAAAACGCTTAATTATACTGATGAATGGGCGGAACAGCTTGAAAAAGCATCAACTCAATTTCACGTTGACCGCTTGCAGGCGTTGCAAATGCAAATGCAGCAGCAGATTGAAATGGTATACGGGAATGAACTCGATTCACTCGACACATTCCTTGCGAATCAGTATAAAACCGGTTATTTACACACCGCCTATGAAATTCAAAAAGGCGTTGGCGTTGGCTTCGACCTGATGAAGCTTGACGATAAAAAAATAAACAATTTGCTCAAACAACCATGGACTCTGGACGCTAAAACATTCTCAGATCGCATCTGGAATGATAAAAAACAGCTGGTGGCAACGGTTGATAAAATACTGACTCAAGGTACAATTTCCGGTCAGGGATATGAAAAAATATCAAAAACATTGATGAAGGAATTGAATACTGAATATTACAAAGCAAAGCGAATTGTCGTAACGGAATCAGCTTTTTTTAGTTCTCGGGCGCAACAAGATTGTTTTGACGATTTGGGAGTTGAAAAGTATGAAATAGTGGCCACATTAGACATGAAAACATCGGAAATATGCAAATTCATGGATGGTAAGGTGTTTGAGCAGAAACGGTTTAAGCCGGGTGTTACGGCTGCGCCATTCCACTGTAATTGCAGGACATTTCAATCGCCCTCATTTGATGATGAATTTGAGATTAACACAAAACGCGCGGCAAGAAATAAAGACGGCAAAACGGTTTATATTGACAGTAATATTAAATACCAGGAATGGTTGGATAAATTCACAAAGGAGGATTAAAATGCATCACTATATTACGAAATATTGGGAAAACGGTGTCCATTACGCTATTGCTTGGGTTCAAATTAATTTATTAAATTGGAGTTTCTGCTTATGGAAAAGAAAAATAGTGATCCCCTAGAAGATTATCCCAAAGATGAACGCTGCAAATTCTGTATAAATCGTTGGCATTGCCATTATGAAGAGAATGGTATTTGTCCGAGAGAAGGAGAAAAATAAAATGGAAATAATTAATGGGTTGTGTACTCAAAAATACACAAAAGTAGGATGTGAAGACAAAGAGTTGCAAAAATTCAACGCTCCTCATCATTTTGAGGTGATCAACGCTGAAACACTAGAAGTCATTGAGACGGTGAATTTTCAGGAAGGTCCTATAAAAGAAAATGGAATCAATGGCGTTTGCAATGAGGATTTGATCTTGATGGTTTTAGCGAGGATTCAATCCTTCCAGCACAGCGAATATTCCAGTAGAGAAAACGCAGTAGTAATTACGAAACTGGAAGAAGCGCTGATGTGGTTAAGAAAAAGAACCCTCGACCGAGAAGCCCGAGGCGTTGAAGGCACCAGTAAAATCTAACACCGCACCCTAGCCGGTGCTTTTTTTATACCCAAAATCTTAATCGAAACGGGGTGAAAAATATCTCCCTTGGAACCAGGGTCACAGGTTCTTTTTTAATACCCAAAATCTTGACCGTTCCTAAGTCGTAAAACTAAGGAATCCAAGTGATGCAACCACGTAAAAAGCGTAGGACGAAAGGAAAACAGCATGAAACGCAAGTTTTTAGAAGACCTCGGATTAGAAAAAGACGTTATCGACCAAATCATGAGCGAGCATGGAGCCGGGATTACAGCGGCCAAAGCGGATGTTCAGACCATCGAAGCGGAAAGAGACGACCTGAAATCGAAATACGAGACAGCAGAGCAGACCATCAACAGTCTGAAAGAAGCTGAGTCCAAAAACGAAACGCTACAACAGGCGATACAAGCGCATGAAGCCACGATTGCTCAGTTGCAGAGCGATTCGGACACGATGAAGAAGGAGTTCGCCCTAAAGCAGCAATTAACCGCATTAGGGGCAAAAGACCCGGACTACATCATTTTTAAGCAGGGCGGTATTGATAAATTCAGTTATGACCAAAGCGGGAAAATCATAGGTTTAGAAGAAACCATAGCACCGTTGAAAGAGTCAGCAGGATATTTATTTAATACCGGGGAAGTTATTACCAATTACACGCCAAACGGCGGAGAACCAGCCCCATCGGTGAATCCATTTAAGCCGGAAACATTCGATCTCACAAAGCAGGGGGAATTATTTTTAAAAGACCCCGCAAAATACAAGCTGCTCAAAGAAGCGGCTGGAAAATAAAACTATAAGGAGGCCATAAATGGCAGCAACAAAAATTTCTGACATTATTGTACCTGAGGTTTTTAACCCTTATGTGGTACAGGAAACAAACCGATTAGATACTTTCGTGCAATCGGGCGTAATTTCAAACGATGCGCAATTAAATGCGCTGGCAACAGCGGGCGGTCTGACAATTCAGATGCCTTATTTCAACGACTTGACAGGTGATTCCGAGGAATTAACAGACTCAGGATCATTAACAGTTAATGCAATTACAACCGGGCAGGATGCGGCACGACTCCATATGCGAGGAAAAGCATGGGGCGTGAATGACCTGGCAGAAGCGCTATCAGGAGCCGACCCAATGGCAGTTATCGCATCAAAAGTGGCTAAATTTTGGGTTGGTGAACGGTCAAAAGTGCTGTTTAATTCGCTAAAAGGCGTGGAAACAACTCTGGCAGCTACAAACGTGCTGGATATTTCAGCAGAAACTGGTGATGCTGCTGTAATTGGCGGATCGTCTACGCTGGACGCAAAGCAAAAATTAGGCGACAACGCTGATAAATTAAAGGCGATTGCCATGCATTCAGCTGTTTACACTAAATTACAGCAGGATAATTTGATCCAGTACGAAACTGTATCGGATCAGAATATTACAATTGCAACCTACCTTGGATACAGAGTTATCATTGATGACCAATGCCCTGTTGCCGCCGGTGTTTATACCTCATATTTATTTGGTGAGGGATGCTTTGGCCTTGGAAACGGTTCTGCACCTGTCCCAACCGAAACAGACCGTGATTCGCTTGGTGGAGAGGATATCTTGATTAACAGACAACATTTCGTTCTTCATCCACGTGGGATTAAATGGACAGAGGCATCGGTTGCAGGGAAAACCCCGACTTTTGCCGAAATTGCAACAGCAGCTAATTGGACAAAGGTTTATGATGCTAAAAATATCCGATTCGTTATCTTTAAGCATAAGATTGCTTAATTGAGGTGACTTATGGGATTGGCATCATTTAACCGCATGAGAGCGGAAAAGAAAGCTAAAGAAGAAGCGGAAAAGAAAAAGCAGACAGAGGCAAAGAAAAAGAAATCCACCGCAAAGGAGTAATCCATGGAACTGGCAAAACTCAAACTATTATTAGGCATTACGGATGAAAGTAAGAATGATCTTTTGCAGTTTTGCCTTGATGACGTAACAGAATCAGTTTTGAATTACTGCAACTTAACCGCACTCCCCACCGGATTAGAAAACACTGCCTATCGGATGGCCATGGAGCTATACAGGAATGAGAATTTCGGTAGTACTGCAGCGGACAACGGTATTATCGCGAGTAAATCAGCTGGTGACACATCGGTAAGTTTCAGAGTGAATACGGATTATACCGAATCACTGCTAAAAGACTACCAGAAGCAGTTGAATAAATATCGGAGGCTGTCATGGACTTAAAAGACGCAATTGAATCGATGTACACTGATAACTGTACGATTACAATATTTCAAAGCGTTAAAGATCCAGCAACTAATATTACGAGTCAACAGGAAGTCACATCCGTATCAGATCAACCATGTAGACTATCCCACAGATCCTCTGAGCCGGTAAACATAGTAAACGGTGTTGGTGTTCAGGCTCAAACAATTAAACTCTTTATATCGCCGGATATTGCGATTAAACCGGGGTCAAAAATATCTGTTACACGAAACGGGCAAACGACTGATTATAAAAACTCTGGTGTACCAAACATTTACGATAGCCATCAGGAAATCAACCTGGTTATTTTCGACGGGTGGTCCTGATGGCTAAAAATGTTAATTATAAAGAGTTCGAGAAGTTCCGGGATAAACTGCA